CGCGGCACTGGCGCTCAGATACTCGAATGAATCCGGCCGGATCCACGTTCGCCCAGCGAAGCCCGAGACATTCGGAGATCCGCATGCCGGTCCATACCAGAGTTTCGATGATGAGCCGCACGTCGCTGCGAACCGACATCAGGATCGTCTGAAGCTCGGCCATCCCCCAAATCCGCTTCTCCCGTTCGCGCGTGCTTGGGAGTTTCTTCAGCAGGAACGCGAGCGTTACGGGGTTGGCCGTTTCTAGGTATCCCCAAGTGGTAGCAAGATTGAATATGCTGCCCAGGACTCCTCTAACGCTCTTCCTTGACAGTGGCGCAATGTCGAGTCCCGTAATAAATCGGTGAACATCTTCTGGCTTGATATCACACAACTTGTCGTTTCCGAAGTAAGGCTCGATGTAATTCCGTAGGATCCGGTCATAGTTTCCCTGCGTCGTGGCTCGAAGATCCGTCATCCAGCGTTCCCGGTAGAGCTTCACGAACTCACTGAATGGAATCTGCGACTGGATGGAGTAAACCTGCCCATTCACCTCGCGCAGGATCTTCTCGCGTTCGCGCATGGCCTGCCGTTCGGTCATCTCGGAACACAGTCCGATAACGTGCCACTTCTCGCGCTTGGTCTTTTTCGCCTTGCCGTCCACCATCCGAACTACCTTGATTCGATAGCGGATGTAGTACTCTTCGCCTTGTTTGCCAAGCCTTTTCAGAAGTTTGGGGTTCTGGTATTCGCGCCGCGCCAATGTGGAGTCCTCCAAAATGGAGCGATATTGCCCCATTCCAGAGAACGATAACGAATCCACCGACGACAATGGGGCGCGATTCTGTTTCACCGCTGTTCCGCCCCCGCGGTGGCCGTGGCCTTGGCGATCACGGCATCGCATTTAGCAAGCAGGACCGCGAAGTGCTGTTCTGATGGCGTGCCAGCCGTATCAGCGCAGCATTCGTCGAACTCCCGGCGTGCATCCTTCAGCGCTTCAAGCAGATCCGGGGCAGCAGCTATCAAGCGGGCGTTGGCTTTCGCCTCAGGGGTTGGGTCGGACCCTCCTGGGTAAATTTCTCCGATAATGTAAATTTTGTCAGCGAAGATCGACCATCCCTTGTGATTCTCTGATCCACTCAACTTTTCGCATGCTCTCCACGGTCCTGGTGTGTGACTCATCCCCTCGCCCTCCTGCGCTCGCGATCCCGCTGGGTCATGCTGCTGGCTCCAGAGTCACTTCGGTGCGGGGATTCCACCTCCGCCACCAGTTCCGCAACCTACAGGCCCAACACGTCACCTTGCGACTCTGGAGTTGCCGCAGTTGACGCTTCTTTCGATGATTAGCCGCCCTTGAATCCCGCAGTTGCAGAGTCAGTGCGGCGATCTTGTCATTCAGCCGTGCCTCGACTAGACCAGCCTTTCGCATTGCCTCCAGCATCACTGGATCGACGCTCGCGGATATTCTCAAGTTTGCGGTGCGGCCTGGTTTGTCCACCTTCTCCCGGCGGTCTCCAGGCACGCCACGAACGCCGAACAGCCCGAGCGTGCGCTTCAACTGGCGCAGTTGATTGCTAGCGGCGCGATAATCACTCGGCGTGCAAGCCATCGTGAAAGTGCGGCCATTGGGGAATTTGTAGACGAAGTGCCGCTTTGTGCGCGTCAAGATGGCGCCGTGTTCGCGTAGCAGGCGAACTACTTCGGTCTCTGGATTTACCGATGCGCTCACCTTCCCGCCCCCTCCAGCCACTCCACCACCGACGGGCACAAGTGCCTCATGCCGCCCTCCGATCCCGGCGCTTGCGCTCTCGGTAGCGCTCGGTGTCCAGCCGATTGCGGCAGGTTTTACACGCCCCACAGAGGCACGACACACCCTCGCGCTTTCGCTTCCCCCGCGCGATCCGCGATACCACCGACTGGTCGACGCCCCACCGGCTTGCGATCACGCGATGCAGAGAGCCCTTGGCTAGCTCGGCGCGGATGCCGGCTATCTGATCGGGGGTTAGCCACAATCCGCGGCTCATCGTGCATCCACCAGATCGAATCGCGTGTACGCCTTGAAGTGGTTCAATTGCGTGTAGGTCCCTTGCGGTCCGTAGCGATTCTTTCCGAGCTTCAGCCAAGTCTTGATTGGGCCGCGTTTCAGCCGGCCACCGTCCGGTTCGGCTTTCGCCGCCTTGAAATCTTCCCCGTCATAATAAAGCAGCAACACGCAGGCCGCGTCTTCCTCAATCGCTCCGGACCCGCGGCAATCGCTAACCTCCAGTTCCCACCGTTTATCGCTCGAGTTGGACCGGCTGGTTTGCGATATCAGCAGGAGTGGTACGCCGAGCTCGGCCGCGATCCCCTTCGTCGCCCGGGAAATCGCGGTGAACTTCTCGTAGTCCGACCGGATCTTGCCGGTGCTCGACATGAGCTGCATGTGGTCGACGATGACCAAATCCACCTTGCTACGAGCCTTGATCCGCGTCGACTCCTCAGTCAAGAACTCCGGCGTTACCGCGCTTCGGGTAGACACCCACAGCGGCGCCTTGCAGAATTTGGCCGTAGAGTTCCGGAGCGCTTCCTCGGACTGCGCCAGTAGTGGCGCGTCATCGTGATACTTTCGCAGCCGGCGGAAAGCGGATAGGTCCACCCGGGCGTCGATCGCCGCGAGCCTCTGGAATACGTCCCGGTGTCCCATCTCCATCGAGAAGATCAGAACCCCGCCGCGGCGCTCGAGCGCGGCAATTGCGAACTGGAGCCCGAGCGACGTCTTACCCTGCCCTTGGTTGGCCGCGATCACGTACACCTCACCAGGGCGCAACCCACCGAGGCTGCGCGTCAGCCCTTCGAAGGGGGTCGGCAACCCCTCGATTTCTACCGTCTTCCAAAACGCCTCGTACCCGCCGGCTTCCTGCAGGACTTGGCTGAACGTCCGGAGGTACTTGTCGTTTTCGTGCGGAACTTCGGTCACGAACGACCATTCCGGAGTCCAGTCCTGCGCTTGGTCGTAAAGCTCGTACAGATCATCGACCGTCTTGCCGGACGCCAAAAAATCGCTGACGTCGCCCTTCAGCGGCAGCCCGGGCATTTCCACTATCCGGACCGAGTTGGCTACCGCGTGAAGGATTTTGGCTACCGATTCGGCGTGCTTCCGGCCCGGTTCGTCGTTATCCGGGAAAATCGCGACATCCTTGCCGGCGAAGTACAGCGCTAGCTCCGGCTTGAAGTTTCCGGCGCCGCCATTGTTGCAAGTGGCGACCCAGCCGGCCCGGGTGAGTGCAATGGCGTCCTTCTCGCCCTCGGTAACGGCGATTACGGCCTTGGACGCGGCCACCCGCGGGAGTTGGAAGGGAACCGGTTTGGACTTTCCCAGGCCCCATATCCAGCGTCCGGGCTGACCGTCTACCGGATGCCGTTGCATGAACCGCTTGCCGGTTTTCCGGACCACCTGGTAGAGCAGCTTCCCGGACTCGTCCGTGTAGTCGAATGTCGCCTCTACGTCTCGGTCCTGCCACGACGGCAGCGGCCGGCCGAGGATCCGGAACACTTCCGCCTTGGCCTTTGGGAAGTCGACGCCGCCGAGCTCCATCTCGAGCCCGATCACGTCCCATCCCCGGCTGCACTGGCTATGGCAGAACGCCATACCGGTTGACGGATCAACCGAGAAATTCTCGTCTCGGCCGTTGTGAACCGGGCACCCCCCGCGCCACTCCCGACGGTCCGGCTGCGCCATCGCCGGTACGCGGTGTTCGTAGTACGTCGAGATTTCGTGAGCGGTAAAGTCCATTTCTCCTCAGTCGATTAACCCGGGGTTCATGTGGCCTGGGCGTTCAGCGGGCGACGGACTGGCCCGGGCTGGCGGATCTTCCCAGCGGCCCTTGGTCGGCGCCAGCCAGTTGTCGAGCCCCTTAGCGAACTCCCCGCTGTCTTTCGTCCACTGCTCGGATTCACAGTAAAGGGCGTGGTTTGAGTCGATTAACAGCATAACCGGTCTGCGTTTCGCGGTCGGTTGTTTTCGCAGAATCGCCTTCAGCCGGCTCAGAACCTCGCTGCGTGGGCACCGCCTGGGCGCCGGGTGGCGCTGGTGAATCCGCGTGGCTATCTGCTCGAGCTCGACATCATCCACCCCAGGGATTTCCGGAAGTGCGGCAGATCGCTCCTCGTCCGTCAGGCCAAAAGTCTGAGCTGCAAGTTCGTCTGCCCCGGCGAAAGCCGGAAAGGTTTTATTCGACTCCGACTCCGACTCCGACTCCGAATAGGCGGGAAATTCCCGCGCCATGCGGGAATTTTCGGTAACTCGCGGATTTTTCCCGCGCTTCGCGGAAATCTCCGGCGGATCTGGATATTTACTCTTTTGCCCTGGACGGATTCGTTGACCGAAGTTATTGATTTGTAAGTATGATTTACCACCAATGCGGTACAGGGTCAGAAGTGGATAAGAACCGTCGTTAGAGTGAACGGTGGTTTCAGCGCACTCTTTGACGGATTTCAGAACATCTTCCTCGGACCAGCGATCCAGTTGGTGGGCGAAAACTTTGGCGCGAATCAGCCGCGGAGAATTCTCGTACCGGCCGAAGTCGTCGACCTCGAGCATGAGGCGCCGGTACAGGTTTTCACCCCTCCACGACAGGGAGTTGATAGCCTCGCTGTCGTTTATCCCTTGGCGAACTATCCTGGTCGGCATCCTATGTCCCGAACCTTTCGGCCCGGGAAGCGTTCACCGCGGCCTGATACTTGATCGAGAAAAGCGGAATCGCCAGATCCTCGGTGGTGGCTCCGGCCATGTCTGGATCGCCCCAAAGCCTGCGCTCGAGGTAGGCGTCGCGGTGCCGGTGGATATCGAGGCTCCATTGGTGCGGCTCGGCAACGATTCCGGAGCCGGTATCAGCCGGCACGAGGCCAGGGTATGGGTGATACCCGGGCGGGCCGTCTAGCATCAGCAGGTTCTTGCGGGTGACCGCTACGAATGCGGCTACCTTGTCTTCCTCCGCAGTGAGAAAGGTTGACGGCTTAACTTCGGCGAACCAGCGGACGTCGGGAAGATAGAAGTCCGGAAGATACCGTCCGGCGGATCCAAGGTCGAATCCTTCCGGCTCGTATTCGAACCGCAAGCCGAGAGTCGAGAAGAAAACGGCAAATCGCCCCTCAAGTCGACTCCGGAAACGGAACCCTTTCCAGCGTGTCTCTAGCGGTTGGATGTCGGCGCGCGAAGCGCCTGGAATGGTTTTCATTTGGCCCCCTCAGAGCCGGGTGTGGCGGTAAGCTGAGGGCAAACCGCCAGTGACCCGCGAATCGCGGCAACACCAGTAGCGAGCTGGAAAACAGTTGCTCGATCCATTTTCAAGGTAAACGAATTTGGACGCAAGGACAAAATACGCGAATCCACAGTTATGTTTTTTACCCTAAGACTCCACCACGCCCGCCACCTCCCCCGAGCTGACTCAGCGTGATGGACTCCTCGAGATCCCGACGCGGGCCGGGACACGAAAACCTAACCGTTCATCTCGACTTCCGCCAAAATCTCGCGCTTCAACGCGCCCACCTTGTCGTCCTGAAACTGCACCTCGCCGTGGAGCGCGACAAGCCACAACCTGTCGCCCTTCCACTTGTCGGGATTCATCGTCGCGTGCAGCGCGCCAGGCCCGCAGAGTTGAAGTGGCCCTTCGATCTCTTGCATGAGCCCCGGTCGCTTCCTTCTGCTTGCCGCCGTTGGATGGCAGCCCGTCCTTCGATGACTTCCAGAAGGCCAGGAACCCGACGTGCGATTGAAATTTTGCCAGCATCTTCGCGGCGATGATCTTCCAATAGCCGGAGCCGTAGCCGTCGCCGGAGCCGGAGCCGTCGCCGTAGCCGTCGCCGGAGCCGGAGCCGTAGCCGTAGCCGTAGCCGTCGCCGGAGCCGGA